CCGAGCCGTGATGAACGATCTTCGCAAGAAGACCACCCCATTTGAGTTCTTGTCTATCAAAGAAGAGTGCGATCACAATATTAAAAGCACCTCTGCTGCGTGTGTGCAAGCACTGATTCGCTCTGCCACATCGGCATTGGACTGCCTGTCAGAACGACAGCAACAGCCTTTCCGTGAAGCACTGTCTGCGCTGTCTGTTCGCCAATCAGGTGAGCGAGGATTCGACACCAAGTATTCGTATATCCGAGAAGCCACCACCGCAATTTTGTTGCCAGCAGTGGTGCGCCTTGGAAACGCACACCCGTTCACACAAACAATCTTTTCCGAATTTTCAAGTGCTGCCTCAAAATATACAGGCGCGTGTACAGATTTCATTTCTGAATACGCCGAAATATTGGATGGCAATTCTTCAAATTCAGATTGACACCCTACATACTTACAGGAGATCACTATGACAAACATGAAAGACTATCTTGCTTGGATCAAGCAAAATCAACAGAACAATCCTGAATGGCGTGATGCCACCCGTTGGCAGAATCGCAATCAGACTCCCGTGAACCCACCAAAGCCAACACAGCCCAACGGGTTGCCTGAAGGCACAGAGATTGTGGACGAACAACCCAAAGAGTAAATATGAAAACTTTTCATCATGCGTTTGTGACACTAGACGAACAAATTGAAACCATAGAAATCAACGGCAGCAGGAGATACAAGACTCCTGCTGGTCTTTTTCCGTCTGTCACCACCGTGACAGGATGGAAGAAGCGTGCTTTCTTTGCCAAGTGGCGGCGTGACAATCCTGAAGAATCCAAACGAGTACTATCCCGTGGCACAAAACTACATTCACTCATCGAAACCTATATCCGCAACGATCTTACGCCAACTGCGCTCTCTGAGTCGGAAGGAACCACAGAGAGGGACTTATTTGTGTCGATGCAACAAGAAATTGATCGTATCGGGACGATCTACGCGATTGAAGTGCCGCTGTGGTCACAGAAGGTGGGTCTTGCGGGGCGGACGGATTGTATTGGTGAATTCGATGGGGTTCCGTCTGTCATCGACTTCAAGTCATCCAATTACCCAAAATCCGAGGACGCGATTCAAGACTACTTCATGCAGGCTACCGCGTATGCGCTCATGTGGCAAGATCTCACTGGGCAGGAATTGCGAAATATTGCCATTCTGATTGGCGTGGAGGACGGTGGCTGTCAGGTGTTCACCGCTGATCCAATGGACTATGTGCCTGATTTGGTGGAAGCAATACAGACTTATCGTGCGGAGCAGCCCGTCCAAGTTTCCTAAATACGGAAGCGGAGGACACCTTTGATACGATTCACGGAACACCTAACAGAAGCAGTAAAAGCCTCCGGTGGCAAGAATGTCCATTTGGAGCATCTTGAGGACGAAATCCTCAACAACGGCTACTCTGGATTCAAATCTGCTGTTGCTGCTGTGCGTGGTGTTGCTGATTCACTGTCTGCCACTGCTCCAAGCAGTCACGAAATCACGGTGAAATGGGATGGCGCACCCGCCATCGTTTGTGGCATTGATCCGTCTAGTGGCAAGTTCTTTGTGGGCACGAAGAGCGTGTTTAATGTGACACCCAAACTAAACTTCACGAATTCAGATATTGATCTAAACCACCCGTCACCGGGTTTGAATGAGAAACTCAAACTTGCATTAAAGTATTTGCCTAAACTTGGCATCACAGGCATTCTGCAAGGCGATCTCATGTTTGACAGCAGCACTATTGTCCGCACCAAGATTGACGGCAAGTCCGTGCTGACCTTCACGCCCAATACTATTACCTACGCAGTGGAGCCAAACAGTCATTTGGGCAAGCGCATCACTGGCGCAAAGATAGGCATTGTGTTCCACACCGCATACGAAGGCACTACCATCTCAACTGCAACCGCCAAGTTTAATCCTGACTTGAGCGGACTGCGAAACACCAAAGATGTGTGGTTTGACAACGCCACACTGCGGATTGCAGACGGCAGTGGTTTGTTCTCGGTGGATGATCGCAAAGAACTTGAGTCCGTGATTGCGCGACTTGAAGACACTGCATCATCATTAAAAATAACCATGAACGCAATTTCAAAAAATGATGGAGTGAAAGACGCAATCAAGATGTATGTGAATTCTCTTGTGGCGCAAGGCACAATGACTTCACACGCAGATGTAAACGATATGCTTGCTTTCCTTGGAGCCAAAGCCCAAGCCAAACGCAAAACCAAGATGACCAAACCAACACCGTCAATGGATTGGATCAAGCGTAATCGCAATCAGATTGCTCGGGTGTTTGCCCTACATAATCAGTTGGCACAACTCAAACTGGTTGTGGTAAAGAAACTTGCGTCCTTGTCGGGTAAGATTGGAACATTCATCCGTGACGGCAAAGGCTACCGTGTCACGGCACCTGAAGGATTCGTAGCCATTGATCGCATGAGCAATGCGGCAGTGAAACTAGTAGACCGCCTAGATTTTTCGCACAGCAATTTCACAGTGCCGAAAAATTGGGGCAAAAAATAACGAGCAGTTGGTGTTTCTAGTGCATATCGGGAGGTGATCTAAGTGGCAAAACAAGTTGGAGAGAAATCTAAGACTTCGCGTCCCGGCAAAACCATCGTGGTTGCATTCGGACGCTTTCAGCCACCTACTAGCGGACATCAACTGCTCGTTGACAAAGTGGTGGAGACTGCCAAGACGCACGGCGCAGAACACGCCATGTTCAGCAGTCGCACCAACGATCCTAAAAGAAATCCATTAACTCCTAAACAGAAGTTTCACTACCTGAAGAAGTTTTTTCCTGAAGCCAACTTTATCGACAACGCCACCATCAAGACTCCTGTGGATATGCTGTATTGGTTGGCTAAAAAAGGATACGATCATGTCATCATGGTGGGCGGGCAAGATCGCGCAGGCGAATACGATACTTTCAAAAAGTTTATGAGTCCCACCACAAAAGAACCACTCAAACTTAAATCATTGAATGTGGTGAGCGCAGGGCAACGCGATCCCGATGCAGGTGGACTGCAAGGCATGAGCGCGTCCAAACTTCGTGCTTCTGTGGCAGCAGATGATTTTGCTACCTTTAAGAGTGGAATGCCTCGCCGTGCAAACGCATCAGATGTAAAGTCTTTGTTCTCCGATCTCAAGAAGGGTATGCGTACACTTCGCAAAGAAAGCGTGGACTACAAAGAAATATACGCCACCGCTGCTCAACGCCTCATGGAGAGCGACAAGTACAAGCGGCGATCCGACACGCCGGGGCAGACTGGCGGCTTCTCCAAACACAATAAAATATTCCCCACTCCCCCGTGCAAGATTGATGAAGACTTGGCGCGGTGGTTCAAAGAGAAATGGGTGAACATTGGCGGCAAGAAAGACCCCAAGACAGGGCAGTATCCGCCCTGTGGTCGCGCAGACACATCCAGTGGCAAGTACCCCAAGTGCCGTCCTGCTCGTAAAGTAAGCAGCAAGACTCCTGAAACGGTGGGTGAAATGACACCCAAGGAGCGGAAACGCGCAGTAATTCAAAAAAGACGGGTGGAGCCTGATACACAAAGAAGCGGAAAAGGTAACCCTCCCCGCATGACGAGCCACCTTAAAAAATCTAAATAAAGAGACAACAGGAGACACACATGGACCCAATGGGCAAAAATTCCGCTATCTCGTCTAAACTAAACACCCTTCTACGGATGGGCTTGGTGTCCAAAAACAATGTACGCCGTGCCATGACTCTGTTTGCTGATCCCGACAAGGCACTCAAGAATCCCGCGTACCGCACTCTCATGCAGGAAATCATGGTGGATGTTGTGGATCGGGTTGTGAACAACAAAAGCCTGTACACCACCATGCGTGCCACCCTTGCAAAAGAGCCTGCCACTGTGATTGAGGATGTAGAGAAGGAGCGCACCAAGACGCTGCTCCGCACCGGGCTTGTCAAGAAGAAGGATGTGGTTGCTGCACGCCGAGCCTTGGAGGCTCCCACCACGGCTACCGCAAAGACTATGGGTGCGTCCAAAGTGTACCGCGACATGATGATTGACATGATGGACACAATGGTCAAGAAGATCACTGGCTCACCCGTGCTGTTCAACGCTTTCAAGAAAACAATGGGCAATCCATTGGAAGACATTGAGGAATCGTTTGAAGTTCCGAATGCGGAAACACTTCAGGAATTCTTTCTTGTTGAAGACGCACAGACCCTGCTTGAAAAGAACAAGCCAACAAATCCGCAACTGTGGTCGCAAGCCAAGTCCAAGGCGCGTTCCAAGTTTGATGTGTACCCTTCAGCCTACGCCAATGGTTGGGCTGTGAAGTGGTACAACGAACAAGGCGGCAGTTGGAAGAGCGTGAGCGAAGGCAAGTCGTTCTTCAAGTTTGCGGAAGAGTTGGATGAAGCATGGGAAGGCTCCCCTGCTCAAGCCAAACTCAAGAAAGCCAAGAGCGATTACGCAGCACACGCTGCGGAAATCAAGAAGCCTGTTCCTCCTGCGCGTGGCTCCACCAATCCACTGGCTCGTCAAGATAAGAAGAGCGGCAAGATGTCGTGGGCAGCGGATCGCCGCAAGAAGTCTGGCAGCGGCAGCAAGAGAGCATCCGATGCAGACTATCGTTCCGACACCACATCTTACTGAACCATGATTAAAAAGCACGGCAGCAAATTCGTAGTCACGGACAAAAGTGGCACAAAGGTATTGGGAACACATCCATCCAAGAAGAAGGCAGCGAAGCAACTTGCTGCCATTGAAATTTCAAAGGCAAAGCATATGCAACACGAGAACAAGCGTTTCAAAGACTTCCGTAACACTCTCACCGAGAGCGAGTACAAGGAAACCCTCACGGGCTATCCCAATCGTGGCATCAACACCGAAGACGGACCAGTGAACTTTGGTCCCGAGCGCATGGCACAGATCAACGCCATGCTGAACGCCATTAGCCGCAGCACCTTTCAGTCGCCCAATGAAGCGTTCATCCGCATCAAGACGCGCCTGAATCTGCTCATGCTAGACTTTCCGTGGACTCCATATATGTGGCAGGACGGCGGCACTGGTACTGTTTCGTTGACTGTGACCTTGTTTGGTCGCGTAGACGGTGTTGACAGTGTGACCGGCAATGTCGTGATGAACGGCAAGGCAAACCCCACCGCAGGGCTAAAAGAATTCGCCCTCACAGTTGGCATTGAAATTGCTGAAGACGGGCTGTATCGCGTCACGGCTAGACTCGGTCCCAAGACCGAGCCTGTTGTTGCAGAAGAAGGCGTGGAGACTGACGGCGACAGCATTGACGAGATGGCACAGACTCCTGCTCGTCAGCGAGACATGGAACACAAGATTCAGCGGCACGATGTCAAGGCTCAACGCGGCTACGAAGCCAAGATGAACAAAACCGGCAAGGCTGCGGAGCGTGGACGCAAACTTGAAGACAAGCACGATACTGCTGTGCGCCGTCTAATCAAGCAGGACACAAAGGAATACGAGTCTGAAAAACTGTACGGTCGCGGCGGCAAGATTGTGAAGGGCAAGCGCAAGCCCGTGAAGGAAGAACTTGTTGGTGGTCAGAAGAAACTTGATGTCAACAAGAACAAGCGACTTGACTCACAAGACTTCAAGATGCTTCGCTCCAAGAAGTCTGTAAAGGAAGAACTTGTTGGTGGTCAGAAGAAACTTGATGTCAACAAGAACAAGCGACTTGACTCACACGACTTTGCTTTGCTCCGCAACAAGAAGAAGTCGGTCAAAGAGTACACCGAAATGATGCCTGGCATTCCTCTCATGCAGCCTGATCCAACAATGTCGCAAGCCGATCAAACCGGCAAGGGCAAGCGGTTCCACAAGAAGGCTCTCAAGTCTTCAATGGAAGAAGCCGCCAAGAAGCCCGTGAAAAAGCAGGATCCCAACGCAGGAGCCAGAAGCGTGATCGACAGACAAAAGTCCATCAAGAAGACACTGGATCAGCACGGGATGCGTTGGTAATCCCAACGCTCATTTATCATGGATTTTAAACTATTGAACCGAGAAAACTTTATGCTTTATGCAATGGGAAACTACAGGAATCCTGATTGCTTGGGCATGACTGAATTCAACGAAGATCTTTCAAAAATCAAGTATGTAAAGCGGTTGCTCAAGAAGTACAACCGAAGCAGCAGGATACGCCCCATCCTGCTGCTTAATCATTTGGTGATACTAGGAAATGTGTTTGGGCAGACTCCTGCGGCGCGTATGTTGTTTCATAAATTGGAACCTGATATATACCCCACACTCAAAACCGTTTTGCTGTATTTGGAATACATAGATGACGGGATGATTTTTGATGGCATCGTGGTATCAGACATTCCTATGGACGGCAAACTAGCAGAGATACTTAGGAGGTTATAGTGGCTAACAGTTCTATGCTAGGATGGGCAGGCAAAGGGCAAACCGTGCGCGGATGGTGTTTAACTGGCTTCAATCCTAATGCCGCCACCGGATATCCTCTAGCACCATATCTAAGAAACAATCACATAAACGGTTATAACCTTGTGTTGGATAATGCAAAATTTACAGCAAGTCCTGCCATAACCAGTGGTACAACTCAACAAGGGTTGTCTACAGGAGCAATTCCTTTTCAATTCATTACTCCCATGCCCAACACACAGTATAAAATATTTTGTCAGCCTAGATCGTGCGGATCTCCAACACCACTTCATATGTTTACCCACGCATTAGACACCACACAGTATCCAAAAACAGTAAACGGATTTTGGGTTCGTTTTGGGTATCTTATTAACTCTTTTTCAGATGGGTTTGCTACTAACATAACAAACCGTCCTGCCTACGGAGAAATCCTCAATAGATCCGCAGCGAGTGGAACTTTCCAATTACAGGTGGTGGTCATATGAGTAGTACTATTGGTTCTTTTGGAAACTCTACCACGCCTCGTCCAACAGCGGATGCTTGGTGTGTTTATGAATTGGACAGCAACAGAAATCCTATTATTTTGGATTCGGTGGGAGTGAGTAGTGTCACCTTTATTTCAACAGGAATTTTCCGAGTAAACTTCACAAATCCCGAAAGGTTTGCAAGCGGAGCGTATGTGGGATTGGTGCAGCAGGAACTTGGCAATGCACAAGTTGGATACGGAACTACTCGGGTTCATGGAAATCCATCAGACGGTTCTCCATTGGCAATTGGTGTGAGTGGATCGTGTGATATACACCAAATGGGATTTGCCAATATTGCTAACATAGCCACACAGGCGCAACAATATTCGGACTTGTCGAATTCATTCAAGGCAAGAACCAATGCAGCATTTTTCTGCCTTAGAAGTGATTCCGATACTCGTAAACCTGCTGTGGCAAACTTTCAGTCGTTCAGCGAAGACTTCACTGGATGGACTCCACCAGTGGTATCAGGATCACTGCAAAGAGTGTCTACTGGTGTCAATGCTGTGAATCCATACGGTGGCACTAGCGGAGTTTTTTCTTTTGCTGGCAGCAGCACGGTTTCCAACTTTGTTTCCAAGACATATGGTTCATCGGGAATAACATACACCTTTTCGCTGCACGCAAAATCAATAGGCGGTGCAACACTGCAATTGCTTTGCGGTGGCGGCGGAAACAATTTTGGATACAATTACAATGTATCGACTGGAGCGATTGTTTCTGTTCCTGGTAGTGGAGGACAAGTGGCTTCAAACGGCAAGATAACCCGTCTTGCAAATGGATGGAATCGCTTGTCCATGACATTCAACTCCAACAGCACATTAGCCGATCCCGCTCCCCTATTCAAGAACGCTTTCGACAACAATAATTTCTTGGTGTTTGGAGCGCAACAGGAGGAAGGCTCTGTTCTCACTCCGTACATCAAAACAGAGGGCACTGTTCCTGTTTACGGAAATCAGGATGCCCTGATTAGTTTTTCTCCTGGTGCATCAGGACTAGGGCAGCGCAGTTTTCAAAATCTGTTTACACATAGCGAAACCTTTACCAATGCGGCTTGGGCTAAAACAAGAGTAGGAGTATCTGCGGGAGGGTATGTTGCTCCTGACGGAACCACAACCGCAATGAAACTAGTGGAATTAGATCCTGCTGATGCTGCTCCTCAAGGCGGTGCATACTATAAATCAATCCATCAAACGATTGCTGGTTCAACTGCACAGTTGACCTCTTGGACGCTTTCAGTTTACGCAAAAGCAGCAGAACGAAAGCACTTGGCGTTTTCAGACCTTAGTTACGGTACGATAGGTCGTGTGGTTGTGGATTTAGAAAACGGGACTGTAACAGAAACCACGCCAACCACAATCACTGGCAGATCCGTAGGAACTCCAATCATTCAGAATGCTGGCAATGGATGGTGGAGAGTTGCTGTGAGTTTCAAAAATATTGCTCCATCAAACAACGCAAGCACTCCAGGCTTTGCTCCAAACAACGGAGCCACAGTGGGTATGTTGGGGGAAGTTAATGGAATATACGGTCCATCATACGCAGGAGTAAGCGGCAGTGGAATTTTGATATGGGGAGCGCAACTAGAACGGGGCACGGTTTTAGGTCCGTACATCAGAACTACTTCGACCACTGTTGGAACCCAATTCACTCGTGTTGCAGGGCTAACCTATCAATCCACTCCATCACAATCACGGAGTAGACGAGAAGCCACTGCATGGGGAACAATTGTTATTCCTCCGAATGCAGGCACTAGTGCTACAGTCAGTGCGTACTTGGAAGGCGCATACGGGGTAAAAAAAGTGGTTGCGCGAGACAACGCGCATTTTGATGTATATTTCACAGACAAAATGGATGTTGAGACTTACTGTGTGATTCTTGGAACAGAACAAGAAACGGTGCATTTGCCTGAATCCTCTATTGGGCTTGCTGGCAGCATCCCTCCCACCAATGAATTCACCCTAGACACCATACAAAATTCCATGTCCAATACAACAGACATCCAACGACAGGTTGGTCTATTCACAATTACTTCTCGCAGACAAACTACTGTTGCTAGTACTTTTGCTGGTGCATGGACCCCATCATCCATACACTATCAACGCGGAAGAACACAGCGCATAAACTTCATGGTGTTTGGAGGAAGAACCACCAATGGCACACAATAAAATTAAACGATTTTCTTCTTTTGTCAGCGAAGATTTTCCGCCACCCATCGCTATGCCCACCAACAACGCGGGAACGGGCAATATTGCAGGGCTTCCACCCGATATTCCGCCGCTGAAGACTCCTGCACAGCGCAAAAGAAAATCAAATATTGCTCGCCGTAAACCTCCCATAGCCTAAATACTTTGTGGGTTGGCTTTATAGAAAGGAAGTGACCACATGATTAGTCCTGAACTCATTTCTCTTGTTGCTGGCGCGGCTACAGGATTCCTGTTTCGATACATGGCTCAGAAGAGCCAGGATCAAAAGGAAATCTTTGAACGCCTCATAACGGCAAACAAGCAGACCACAGAGAACCAAGACAAAGCCGCCCTGCGAGTTCCCCTTGACACGGGCAAAGGCATTCGGCAACTCATCGTGCTGTCTGTGCTGTTTGCCACCCTGATGGCTCCCTTTATCCTGCCGTTCTTTGGTCTACCCACATTCGTGGAAGTGGAAGCAACCACTCCCGAGGGGCTGTTCGGGCTTATTCCGCAGTCCACCCGCAAGTATTTCGTAGAGATCAACGGCTTCCTGTTTGCGTCTGAAACTCGTCAAATCTTGGTGAGCATCGTAGGATTCTACTTTGGTTCAGCCGCTGCTTCCAACAAGTCTTAAAGGAGAAGCCATGCGTAAACTAGCGTACATCTTTTCTCTTCTCTGCCTCGCAGCGTGCAACACCACACCTGCTATTGTTCCTGACACCACATCGGACAGCCCTGTCATGCTGAAACTCAAGCACGACATTCTGAACGGCGACAAGATCACAAGCAATTGGGGATGGATACTGTGGTATGTGCCTATTCTGCTACTGATTCTTGCGTGGGCTTGGAAGGAATTCGTAAACAAGCCTCTGCGCCTTGACGACAAAGCAGAACCCGAACACGGCACACAGCCTGCTCCACAGGACAGCACCACTACGGTGCCTTAATCGTTAGCGCATCGCAGGTCTTCAGGCAGCGATTCGTACAGCCGCTTGCAGATGTAGTACGAGTCAACAATATCCGAAACAGGACTCACTGAGTCTGCTCGTTTTGGTGTCAGCATCTTCTTTAGATCAACACCTGTTTCATGGGAGAACGCGTAGTACATGGCGTTCTTGTCTGCATTACCCTTGCCTGTGGCGAACTTCTTTACTTCAGTGGGTGGGATGATCGTGACAGGAATGCTTAACAGGTACAGTTTATATTTTAAGATGCCTGTGTTCTCGGCAATCTGAAACACTTTGCCACTAGCGGAGTACGCGTAGCCTTCAAGAGCCACATGGGAGCAGCCCATCACAATGTCCACAGCCCAATCTGCAATGCTTTCGTAGCGGTGTTCGTCTGAGTTCCAATCACTCAGCCGCTCACCAAACACATTCATGCAACGAATTTCGGATTGCCGCTTGTTCTCAGTAAGGAAAAAAAATGAGCATCCACTGTATGAAAATTTCCCCGTGGCGTTCGACTTGAACAGGCACACGGCTGGTCCACACAATGAGTAATCTATTCCCGCTACTATCATGTAAGTATTTATGGTGCAATACTAGAAACCTACTGCGCGAGCCAGTAAAACACCAACTAAAAAACTGCAAGCACCAAGAAGCACACGCTGAATTTGGGTGAGTTTCATTTGCCCTTCTGTTCTGCGATCCAATCGCTTACGAGATCCAAACGAGTTGCGGAGTTTTCGTACAGGTGACCGTTGAATATAGTAAATGAAGACACAATTCCTACAAGTACTCCGTTGGCATCTATGACTGCACCACCTGAGTCACCAAACCAAACGGTGCCCTCAAAGGGAATAAACTTAAAGTATGTGGGGTCTTCCACCACCGTTCCAAAGTAGTGGAATGTGTTGGGATTGCTTCTACGCTTAATACCCCCACCAAATCCTATAACGGTGAGTGGTTCGGTACGAGTGAAATAATGGGGTGCTGTCACCACACAAAGGGGTTGAACACCGCAAGGTTCCTCTAGCCACGCCACTGCCACATCGTACAGCATGGTGTCACCAATTTTATAAAGGGGATGGGTGGTGGATTTGCTTATTCTGTAGCAGTGGTTGCCTGTAGAGAACCACGCTGCCCCCGTATCGTCTAGGCAGTGTCCTGCGGTAAGGATTTCATCGGGAGCAATGAGAACCGCACTGCCTATTACTTCCCCGTTCTCGCCCTCTAGATGCCCCACAGCGGCTTCCTCGTCTGCCGCCAACGGCGAGAAACCCCTCATGAAGAACTGAGTCTCCACAGGGGCTTCTGCCATTGGATCGACTGCCCCGCTCTTCGGCGGCTCCACGCTCTTCGGCGCAGCGGCAGTTATATCTTGAACACAGGCTTGCAGCAAGACGAGTGCTAGAGCCAGCAGAAGAGATTGGACTACGCGCCTCTTCATACTATTATTTAGAAGAGGCTGTCGAGTAAAAATGTCCAGATTTTTTAATTAGTCAGATCTACTACTTCACATGAGCCAGCACTACACGCAAAGGTTTGTGTGCCCTTGGTAGTGTCTTCCTTTTCGTACTTAGTCAACTCGCTCCAATCAATAGACAGGGGCAGTTTTGCTGCTGCTGCTTCGTACTCCTCTTTGGTGCAGTCCTGATACGGAGCCTGAACATAGGAGTGATCGGAGTGGGGCAAGAAACTCACACCTGACACTTCATCAAAGTGATCGTACACCCACGCACCCACCGCCATCCACTCGTACTCCTTGACAGTCACGGTAATGGACGGCTTGTGTTCACAGAAGTGCCGCTGATAGGTCAGCCACAACTCTAGATGAGCAATAGCAGTCAAGTCTGTACGCGTAACCGATCCCACTGCCTTCTGCGGAAACGAGAACACCATTGTGTGATCAGGGCGCATGGCACACGGTTCAGCAGGGAATCCCTTGTCAATCATAAACTGACACATGGGATCCTTGCGATCTGCACGAACAGTACGAATGTAGTACTCGTTGTGACGAGCGTGAATACCGCTTGCAGAATCAGTTAACTGAGACACCGTTCCACTAGGCTTCACACAAGTAATCGCAGCAGCAGGATTAATACCAATCTTCTTTGCCCACTCCTTGTTGGTTTCAACAGCAGTGGCACGAAGACCAGCAAGCAGTCTTTCCAATTCAGCACCCTGATCACGCATGAGTTTGTTGTCAAGAATGCCTGTGAGCGAAACACCAAGCAAGCACTCTTCTTCGCAGTTCTTCTTCCACTCACTTGACAGGTACGGGAAATTCGTGAGAGAGGCTTGCCATGTGCCAAGAATGGTGGCAAGACGAATCTTGCGCTTTAGAGTTTCGGGAGTATCGTCTGCACGAACAATGACTTCACTGAGATTACAGAACTCCTTGTCACGCAAAATAATTTCTGAACATGGATTGGTTCCGAACTCGTAGGTAGGGTCACGGCGATCACCAAGTTTCTCCACAGTTTTCTGTGCAGCCTGACGATTAAAGATGCCGCGTTCACCGCTCTTGGACTTGTAGAGTGATAGCCACTCTTCCATGAACACGCCAATCTCTGGCTTCTCTTTGTATGAAACCGAATTGTTCGCTAACGCTCGCTGTGGGTTTTCCAACCACCACTGCCCCACTTTAGCATCACGCATTCGCTCATCGGTGAGGTTCGAGAGAGAGATAAGAGCAGATCTACGCACTCCGCCGACCACGACAATTTCCGCAATCTTACAGATAATGTCGTGGCATTCGATAGATGTGAGTTTTCTGCCAGCACTTTTCTTAAAAGTACTGACGGTAAATCGGAAGAGGTCTTCCAGTGGTTGCGGTCCACTTGCGCGTCCACCGAAAGTTTTGAGACGCGCACCAAGAGGACGAATTTTAGAGGTGTCCCATCGGGGGATTTGACCTCCAATAAGTAGGGACACCAACTCGCGGTAGGCTTTTGCCCAACCTTCTTTGGAGTCTTTGACCACAATGAGCGTATCGCTTTGTGTAAACTCTTCAGCAATTGTAGGAAGTTTTTCAACATACTGCCTTTCTACACTAAAGCCGACTCCTGTGCCACACATGAGAACATACAGAATCTCATCAAAGGCACGAACCTTGTTTACGGCAACATACGAGCAGTTGTATCCTGCCGTGTTGTCACGCTTCAGTGCTTCTCCTGCGGTCATGAGAGAGCGCATAGAAGGCATTACTTGCAAATTTAAAACTGCATCACGCAACTCATCGCGTATAGTCTTATTTAGTTTTACACCCTTTTCCGCAAAGTGTTCATCAAAGAAGCGGAAATAGCGGTCAACGGTTTCCTCCCATGACTCACGCCGCCCTTCGGCTTCAAGCCAACGGGAATAGCGGGAAAGGTGAATGAAAGATTGGTACAGCGTGGGAAGTGATTTCATAGCGAACTCCTGTGTTGATTAGGTAGAGTATGTAGAGCAAATCATAACAAAAAGAGGGGCTTTCGCCCCTCTAAAGTATTCGGATGATTATTTGGTTTATAGTTTACTCTTCAAATCCGCCAGTAACTGTATACGCAACGCTTACCAAAACTTGTCCCGTGGAACTACCTGAACGCACGGATAAAGTTCCACTGCCGACAGACATTCCCGTTACATGAATATGCATATATTCTCCATTGTTGATCTTTACTTCAATAGGAGTAGTAAAAGCATCTGTTCCTTGAGAAAATCTAGTAAAAGGATCTGCTGATGTACTCGTAATTTCTGCTTTAATATTAATAAAGTTATTAGTCAATGTTACAAAAAGTCTTTCGCGTTTGTTTAAATTGTTTGTACGAACATATCCAATCGTTCCTTTAGTTGAATATAAAAAACTTGCAGCCACAAGAGTGCTGGTGATCCTGGGAACAAGAATAGAGGAGTGAAAACCTACCTTTGATGGAAACATTAGAAATTCAGCCCTCCAACAAATCCAAGCCAAGTAGTTCCACCATCATATGTCAGGAAGTTAAGAATATCTGTTTTGTTTGCAGTGTTTGTGAGTACTGGTGCGGATCCGCCAGACCACTTCACAGTTTTGGTTACTCCTGCTAGTTGCACAGAGAATGTTCCCGTAGTAAGTCCGTAAGGAGTTGCACCGTGAAGGAATATTAGAGTTGCGGATGTGCATTGTGTTGAGGCGGTATTTATGTTAGTAAAATTAACGGTGTTGACCACCGCACTAGGAACAAACTTCTGTGTGTTTCCTGAAACAGCATTGAATGTTATGGTGTTTGTTGCCTGTGTAGCAGTGGCACCCGCTTCGGAGTACCCACCATTCATATCAAGACGACCACTCACACCAAAACTACCACAAGTAGCGGTGATGGTCGTAGACGCATCATCAATATGAATGTAGTTACCATTTGCCACACCATCAGCATCTCCAATAAATAGATTTGTGCTTTGTAAATAGGCATTATTATCGTCTTCATATAGTGCAAGATATGCGTTGGTTGGTCCACCAACTAGGACAGGTCCACCACTTGCCTGACGAACTGTTAGTGATGCTGTTGTATTTCCTCCTACTTCTATGAGTCCCACACTATCAACGCATGACAGAATAAGATTTCTTGTTGAATGAGTTCCAATTGTGATTGCGGGAGCAGTGTTGATTGGCAATACTATTGGACTTGAGAATGTAATTCCACCAGAAGCACTCAATCCACCAGAAAGAGTCAGCAGTTTAGAGAATGAGCCTGTTGTTCCTTGGAGTGTTCCTGCAAGAGTTACACCACCAGCAGCACTAATGCCAGACACTGCGGTAACAAGCCCACTTGCGGATATGTTGCCGAGTACTTGAAACTTCTCTGTTGGAGCAGTTAATCCTACTCCAACATTACCAAAATATCCTGCAAGAGAGATATTTCCGTTGGCATTTGCGTCAATAATGGGAATGCCAGAAATATCATTCACCGAGAAAATACTGCCAGTACCCAAACGATTCACGATGGAAAACAGTTGTCCTGCGGAGCCTTCAACCGATAGTGCTCCTCCTGCGGTGGCTCCCGTTCCTGTGATGCCATCAAGAACTTTCAGGTAAATTGGATCATTACCCTGTCCAACAAATTTCATTTGTGGCTGTGTTACACCACTGATAAACGGTGTAATGATGATATTTTTGTCGCTGTTAGCCATGTGACTCCTATATCCTTATTTATTCAATTTCAGCCCGTGACCACTCTTCGGTTGACAGTATATTTAGGATTTCGCTATGAGTGTACGGTCCTGAGACTCCAGTAAGTGATCCCGTGAAAGCGGGAGCCGTTTCTCCCTCCCACTTAATGAATGTACGGGTTGTGTCTGTGGAATAGCGAAGAGTTTCAGCCGAAGTCTCCAAGACCTCGTTGAAGTCCACCGTACCCACATCACTAGCGTTAAAAATCAGGTATTCTCTGTTTTCATAACTCATAGTTCAAATCTCCCTCGTAGTGCGTTATAGTTTGAAAGCACTTCTGACGCAGAAAGTGCTTTGTTATAAATGCTTGCCTGATATCCATAACCTTGAAAGTATGTGTATGTTTGATCTCCACCACCATCAATTTGATTTCTGTTTATACGAATATTTTCAAAATTTGGTGCTATGGCTAATGCTGGATTGTATTGCTGACTAGCACTAGTTATTGATTCTTTCAATACTCCATCAATATACAGTTTGAAGGTTGTATCAGAACGATCATTAACAATACACAGATTGTGCGCTTTGTTCAATACTAAACTGTAATTACTAGTAATCCTTTGCTGATCTTGTCCTCGAATATACCCACGAACTCTAAAGTCTCCTGCTGGAGTACAAGAAAAATAAATTCCTGTTCCCGAATAGTACGCGCTACCAAACACCATTCCCTCTCTATTTGTTGCGCCACCAGTTGGAAAATTAGTGACTTTGATCCAACACGCCATAGACCAACTAGAAAGAGCGGGTACATATGTTTCTGCTCGTATTGGTGTTTCTATATTATCATTTGTTCCGTCAAACAAAATGCTTCCATAAGATTCCTGACTGTACACCGCACCATTAGTAAGCGTACTACCAGAAAACTGCGAAGCCAAATCAGATAAAACAGAACCCGATCCAGGATACGAGCGAGTATTACGCGCATCAAACTGAAATATGATATTTGAATCAGTTGTATCTGGTCCTGCGTGTATTGCCATTACAGTCCAAACCTGCCTTTCGTAGATGTGTACATAAGGGAAACTTCATCTGCCGAAAGCACACGATTGTATATCATAGCAACGGCTATCTTTCCATTAAGATACGCAGCGTTGTTTGATGCGTAACCCAAGTCAAGGGTTGCCGCTGTATCTCCACGATCTATTCCAAATGTGCAACTACTCCGAAGAGTTCCATTCAGATACAACCGCACAGCACGGGAAGCATACGAGTGAGTAAGCACCATATGATTCCATGTATTTATTGTAACGGTTGGAAGCCCCACATAATTGCTTATAGCATCAATTGTGCTCACACTGTTTCGTATCTGATAGTTTAAACTACCACTAGTTGCTGGAGATACACCGCTTACATATAAGCGGTAGTTGCCGTTTGCCCCAAACTTGTGAATGAATGCATTCACCTGTGATGCGCTACTATTTAAAGTCGGCAGGTTTCCCCAACATACCAAAGAGATATCAGATGCGGTTTGGTCTAGAACATCTCCTGCTGTAATATAGTCATTAGTGCCGTCAAACACAAAACATCCACCACCTTCTCTGCTAAATGTTGCCCCATTCACCAAAGAACCAGAATATTTTGTTGTGGTTGTGTTTATGTCTGAAGCAGTTAAACCTGTACCAGCATAACAGCGATAATTAGCCCCATCCATGAACCAGATGATGCCGTCCCCAGGTATTTGTGGTGAGTGTTGAAGAGCCATTAGAGTTAGTACCTTCCTCGTATAGCGGTGTAGTTGTTATATACTTCGGTTGCGGATAAACCACGGTTATACACTTTGATCTGTCCGAATCTGTTGTTTGAGTACGAACCGTATGTTATTGCTCCACCAAAAGCCAACAATTCTGTTGTGTTGGTAATACTTGGGCTTGAGGTGGCGGCTGCGATTTGCAATCCAGACTGATATATTGTTAGAGTGGTTCCGTTGTACACAAAAGAAAAATTGTGCCATATTCCTATTGGGTTACTAATGGTGGTACTAATTCCCCCATTCACATTAGCACCGAATCGCTCAAATCCAATATAATAAACTCCCGTACTTACTAAAAACCATGCAGTATAACCATCACGAAGACCACCAGGATTGCTTTCACGGTTTAGTATTCGCTGATATCCACCAACTGCAAGTGGATATATCCACATATCAATGGTAAAGGGTGATGTTCCCAGGAATTGGTACTGACTGCTATCAGGAAACTGAATGCGGTCGTTGGAACCATCCGTAGTGATGTACGATCCCGCATTAGCGTAAGTGTATGTGGGGCTATTGGTCAGCGTTCCGTTCAGTCCGTTTCCTGTACGGTTGGTCATGGTTACACCAGAACCATTATATGATTGCTCCGAACCTGGATCAATCAGAATAACGAGTCCATCAGTGGCTATAGTGCCAGCATTGTATTGCACAGCCATGATTAATACTCCACAGGCATTTTGCCCACATCTTTTCGTTCACCCCACACGGTATAGAAGCAGTCAATAGCACCACTCTCGCTGTTCACTGTGACTGTATAGCCCTCCACTGCGGCTATCCAGTGGTGGTTGCAGTTGCCGATCTCCGTAAGAGATGCTGTAATGGTGCTGCTGTCAACGAGTCCATGCCAGTACTCAGGAAGCGGAATAGTATCCGTGTCTGTGAGCCGACCACGAACATACACGCCGTTTTCTGGTCCTTCCAACGAACCGTGTTGCAGTGTCATGTGTGGCTTGGTTGGATGGGGAATCACGAATGACTTTGTGGCAGCAGACAGATTTCCACTGAGTGTAATGCCTGTTCCCGACAGTCCTGCGGTAAAACTTACTAATCTATTAAAAGATGCTGTTGCTCCTTGAAGTGTTCCTGCAAAAGTCACACCACCAGCAAATCTAGAAACACCCACTACATCAAGAGTTGATTCTAGTGTGACTCCACCAACAACATCAAGAATGCCAGCAACATCGACTCGTGCACCAAAGGTAGATCCTGTGGAAGCGTATATGAATGATGTGGTGATACCCGCACTTGCAGTCAGTAGTCTAGAGAATGATCCTGTTGTGCCACTAAAGGTTCCTGTGAATGTTGCACCAACACCAGTAATATTAGCAGTGGGATCAATCACAGCGGTCATTGTTAGACCAGTGGAGTACCCACCAACGGAATTGTATGAAACTACTGCCATTAGTCAACACCCCCTTCAGTCATTTCTGCTTCCCACTCGTTCACAGCAGGAATTCCCGTGCGTGTAGACATTAGTTGATAAATTCTGTGCTTCTGTGCAGATTTGGTCTTGTATATAAGAGACACTATGCCTGTTTCTGTTTGGTGGTGTATTGCTGCTGCCATAATGAATCGGAAAAATGTGTGAGCATTAAAATTAGTTTCTGCGTCTTCTAGAGACTGCACAAAGTTATTTAGTGCTTCAAACACAACATGAGAAACTCCTTCTCGTGGCACTAGATACACCACTCCCTGTACTTCTCCAATGGTGAATGAGTATACTGCCGTGGTAGTTTCAGCGGTAGTATCGGTTGCAGTAATATCACTGATTTGCAAATTAGTTGAGTCTACTGAGTTTACTGTGTACTTTTTGCTTATCATTTTAGTGTACCTGTACTGTTGTTCGGAATCCCCGACCAGAAGTAAATTTAGCATCTGCTGGTGTAGTGGTAGAAATTTTTAATCTGTTATAATAACCTCCCTCCGTACCTATGGTAAAAGTGAGTGGTGAGTAACCAGAGTCCCCTTTAACAATTGACTCCGTATAATCACCCAGAACTATTAGACCATCGTAACTAAAAATCAGAGGAATTATAATTTTATGAACAATAGGTGTCGTATAAACGGGACCAGCAACAAGGTGAGTATATGATATAGTAATTTCCAAAGTAGAACTACCACTAGTGGTATTAGAATTAAATTCTGGAGTTGCACATATAACACCAGTTGTAGATCCAGCAAGTACTTTATATGTTTGGTAAAAACCAGACTTGAACGCTGCACTTCCTGTGCCTCCCAGTATTCTCACAAAATCATTTGACTCGGCAGTAACTCCTGTTGCGGAATCTCCCAAGTACACATTACCTGAGAAGGTTGCTCCACCTGAAACTGTAAGAGCAGATGCAGAAACACCTGCATTGAAACTATTGAGTTCCGTGAAGGTGTTTGCACCACCCACCGTGACACCCGTGACTGCGCCAGTGAGTCCATTAAAGGACGAAACAGCCAAGGAGGAAACATCGCTGTTTACCCACTGTGCTGTGCCGTTGTTCCACCGAAGCACTTGGTTGTTGGATGGTGTGGTTGTTGTAACATCACTCAAGTCGTCAATAGACGCAATTGCAAGACCGCCACCACCAATATTTGAAGTGTTTCGAAACAGCCCTGCATTAACAAATTTGGCATCGGCTGTGTCGTTTAAGGCTGTGCAGTTTCCTTGAACTATGAGCCATCCACAGAAAATGCCCTGTGTTGCCGTAGACTCGCTTTCAGAAAACGGTTCAAATGGAATGTTTGCCTGTGCATCCGAAATGGAATTGTACTCTTGTCTTCCGTAATACACACCCAACAAAGATGGCTCATTAGGCAGATAGAATATTCGCTGAATCGTAAACTTTGCAGAAGTGGTGGTGGCAAGAGTGCCTGTTCCGTTATCGTACTTGGTTGGATCAATTGCCGAGTTGATAACGGAGGTGAATGCACCACTTCCGTTGCGATAGAAACGATATATTCCAGTTGCAGGAGCAGCACTCGTATCGGTAACAATGTTGGGATTGTTTGGATCGTTGCTGTAGTTTCTTCCCGTCGCATACGCTTTTCCTGCGCTGCGATTCACATTTAGGTTTGCTCCGTTTGCAGAGATTTCGTGCCCCGATAGTTTCAGGAGTCCGAATGCACGAATAAACGGATCAAACTGCTCTGGTTGCCCATACGAAACATGGGGATATCCCTTGACCAACTGAATGTATGTGCGCGACAAGTGAAGTGCTGCGCCAAGGGGAATCTGTGAAGAGTACTGTGCATCAGTAAATGCAACAAGCGTTTGTACAAGATTACCACTGCTATCAATAGCAATCCATGTTTCGTCACTACTAGTCAATCCAGCAAGGGTGACCCCTGTTTTTGCTGCCCATGTAACAGGTGTAACCGTGGGAATAGGGTATGCTGTGAGTGATGCTCCAGGAGAAACAACTATTCCTGCACCTGCGGTAATATCCACTTGTGCAGTGTTTCCTGCGTTCACACTAATGAGTCCACCGTACAGCAGACCTGTCTGTAGGTTCTCCAAGAATCTAGAACCACACACGCCGTGAACCAATCCTGCATCAAGACCAGATGTGATTCCGTCATTTAGGGAGTGCCACACCTTGCCGCCGTCAAGCGTCATGCCACCCGCAGCGGAAATACCTGCCGTGAATGTCTGTAGTGCGGTAAAGGTGTTTGCTTGCGCTGCACACACACCACCCACGGCTCCTGTGAGTCCATTAAACGAAGTAACGGTACTATTGCGAACATAGTTGTAGACACCACTCTGTGTGGGAATGCGATTGGCAGAAACAGCCGAACCTGCACCCATGTCTACACCACCCGTGACTTCTCCACCAACCAAAACAGTTCCACCCGTTCCACCCAAGTAGATTTGGTTGGTGCTCGTGTTCATGGCACTTTCGCCAACAGTTAGTCCTGCTGGAGTGGTAGAGCCACGCTTGATTTGAATTTGTGTTGCCAATGTAAATTCTCCTACCCCTATTTAGTAGGTATCACTACTCATTGCAGGAGCCAGTTTTTTGCTGTTTCGCTTCGGTTGTGGGGTAGTTTTTTCCTCCACAACAACGACTGGTACCGTTAACTCCTGAATCTCTTTGCGAAGAGAACTAACCATTTGATTGGATGATTGGAGTTCTGCCGTTAAGGCACTAATCCTTGCATTAAGGTTTCCTGTTTGGGTTGCAAGTTCTTGCCCCCAATTTTTAGCAATTTCTTGCTTGCTGTGCTCCGCAGCCTGTTGCACAGCAGTTTTTTCCTGCTCACAGGTATCACGAATGCTCTGCGTTTGCTCTTGCAGTGCTTTGGAGAAAGCAGATGAGTTGTCTTCAGCCAACTGCTTTGCGGCAGTCTGCTCTTTCTCCAACAGTGTTTTCAGTTCTGTTTTCTCTTCTTCGCAGTACAGTAACCTGGCTTCAGTTAAAATATTTGTAACAACAAGATCAGTGAGTCGCTTGTTTAGAAGGGGAATCAAAATAGTTTCGTTCGGGTTCTTGCTTTCCATAATATATCTCCTTTCAAGAGGCTGTAGTATGTATGTGGACAGCAGAGCCTTTACGCTCTGCTACCCAACCACTATAATATTTTCAATCAGTAAGTGCCACCGTCTACTCCTGTAATCGTAACTGCTCCAGTACTAACAGTAAAGTTTGTGTTATCAAACGATGCAACTCCCTTGGCTGATGAAGTAGCATTCTGAATAGTAGCAGTAAGAGTTCCTGATCCAGATAGGATCGTGGCAATAGAGTTTGCAGCAGCGTCTTTAATCAGTACTTGCTTGTACTCAGGAGCAGCACCAGAACCGTTTGCCGCCAGCAGATACCCTGCCGTGGTAGTAGTAAGTTTAGCAAGAGAACTTGTGCCGTTTGCGTACAGCACATCACCAATGGTGTATGAAATAATTCCCGTACCACCGTAGGTTGCACCAATCGCTGTGGCTTGCCATACGCCTGTTGTCAGTGTTCCAACTTTGGTAAGACTAGATCCAGTAACACCGCTGCCCAGTGTATTACTTGTAAGAACACTTGTACCGTTTACGGCATACCCGTAAGTTGAAGCAACATTTACGCCTTGATTACTTTCCCATGCTGAACGAGTATTGCTCCATGTCCATGTACGAGCAGCAGTTCCAGACAGGCTTAAACCACCGCCGTCTGCAAGAGTATCATTTGCAAGGGTGCGACCCATCGTAATGGTTTTGTCGTCAATGTTTAGGTCTGTGCGGTTAACAGTAGTAAGCGTTCCGTAAACTTGGAAGTTTCCGTTGACTGTTAGAGTTGCACCAACAGTAACATCTCCTGTGGTACGAGCCGCTCCCGAAACATCAAGAGTGGAAGCAGTCAATCCGCCGTTGGCAGTTACTGAACCAGTGGAAACAAGCGTTGATGCAAACCTGGCAGCACCAGTATGATCAGTGGTGGATGCAAAGGTAGCACCTCCTGTTTGTGTCAGAACACCAGTAACAGCAAGTGTACTAGCCAAACGAGCAGTACCACTCACATCAAAGGTGGAAGCAGTCAATCCACCATTCGCGGTTACTGAACCAGTGGAAACAACTGTTGAAGCAAATCTGGCAGCACCAGCATGATCACTGGTGGATTCCAGTGTAACACCACCAACAACATCAAGAATACCAGCAACATCAACTCGTGCACCAAAGGTAGAACCAGTCGATGCGTAGAGGAATGAGGTAGTGATACCTCCGTTAAATGTGTTCAGTCCAATAAAGGTGTTTGCACCAAGAGATGCACCTGTGGCTGCACCTGTTGCACCGTTAAAGGATTGAATACCTTGAACTGCACCCGTGAGTCCGTTGAACGAAGTCACTGCGTTGGTTGCAGCGGTAGAGCCGTTCACTGCCCCCATCAACTGACTAGTGAGTGCAATTACGCCGCTTGCGTCTTGGAGAGTCTGTGTTCTTTCCGCACTTGCGTAAGTACCAGGCTTAATAACTGTTCCGAACTGTCCAATGAAATCCTGATCGTCTGTTAGGATTCTTAATCCAGGAACAGCAGCACTAGTAAATGTGTTTACAATATTTACATTCCCTGATGCCGAACCCAACTCCAGTGCCGAGGCAGTAACAGGTAGAGTTATACGATTTAACGAAACAGTAGCACCAGAACTAACACCAGTTATGACTATGGGTGCTTGGCTACTACGAATATTTTTTGTTGCGGTTCCGCTGAACCGAATATCTCCAGCAGAAGTTAAACCAGTTGCGAAGTGTGCTGCGGCATCAAATGTTACTCCGCTTTTAAACTGTACGCCTCTCTCAAATACCGCAGAACCATTGGAGGTAAAATCACCGTAAACAAAAGCATTACCACCAACATAAACTCGTCCATCAAAGGTTGCTCCACCAACGACCTTTAGAGTTCCACCAAAGGTAGATCCTGTGGACGCGTAGATGGATGATGCAGTAATACCTGCGTTGAAAGTATTGAGTGCCGTGAAGGTGTTTGCACCAAGAGATGCACCTGTTACCGCACCTGTTGCACCGTTAAAGGTTTGCACACCCTGATTCGTAACAGTAATACTTCCACTAGCAGCGGTGACTCCAATGTTGGTGCCAGCAGCAAGGGTAACTGCGCCTGTTAAACTGTTTAGAGTGGCAACACCAGATGTGGTGCTTGCAACATAGTCTTTAACCGCAGACATGGTTGGAACCTGCAAGGTAAGTCCCGCAGCAATACCCGTAGACAGACCACTGATTTGTGCACCAACCCAAGCAGCCGTAACACCTGCTCCTCGTCCAATATGGAAAGTACTCAGCGAGGTATTAAACGCTGGTTCACCAAGAGTCAGCCCTGATGCTTGAGTTGGTTCGGATGTGCCTCTGCGGAAAGTTAGTTGAGTTGCCATGTAGTTTCCTTAAAAGTTAATAGTAAAGTATGCTGTTACTATATAGGTAATTATACAAATGTTCCACCGTCTATAAATCCACCCGAAATTCCGCCGTTAAGGAGTTGCAGGGTTCCGTCAACGGTGGTGTTGAGCAGTTCTGTTTTTCCGTTGTAGACGGTTAACGCAACCTTATCCACATTCTCTCCGTCTATTTCAACTAATCCCGTAAAGTACAGTTGGTTTGTGTTTACTCGAAATTCTGATGTCAAGCCTTCGGTTGACACCACAACCATGTCTTGCTTTTTCGGATTGTTGCTTCCGTCTGCAAATATTTTAAAAGCACCTGTTATGCCGTCTTTAATACCGACAGTCAAGGAACGGTTAGTATTGTCTCCCCAACCATTAAGCAAGATACCAAGGTCTGCACCATTAACAGATCCGTCACCGTTCAGATCTCCTTGCAGTGCATTTGAAATTAAACTAATGTTAATCCACGCGAGTGTCGCTCCTGCTGCGTAGTAATCCCAGTAGTAATAAGTTCCGTTAGGGTTTTGCACAAACACCAAGTCGCCAATGTTCGGATTAAGTATGTTATCCAAATCCCCTGTGTTTCCAACAGAGCGTAGTAGTGCGAATCCCGCACCAATTCCGTAGGTAATGGCTCCACCACCAGAGGAAACATCTAGACCTGTACCCGCTGCCCATGTAACCGCACCTGTAAGTCCGTTGGCGGCAGACACACCCTGAACTGCACCTGTTACACCATTAAAAGAGGTTACATACGAATCAGACAGATTTACCGTTCCTACTATGCCACCAATGTATAGTTTTCTGTCTGAAATATTCACAGCCAACTCGCCAGTGGTCAAGCCAGTTGGCGAGGTGTTAGAAGTCGTTGAATATTTTGTGATTATTTGTGCCATTAAATATTTTAGACAGCGTTGCCGTCTATCACCAAGTCATCTTTTTTCTTTTTCTTTGGTGGTGTGTCGCCACGAATGTACGCTATCTGCTTTTGTAAATAGGCATTTTTCTCCTTTTCTACAAGAAGATTAGCCTCCAATACTAGATTTGCGTTAGTGAGTTCCTGAAACTTCTTCTGAAGCAACGGAATCACAACAGTCTCATTGTAATTTGGTTCGTTCATAGTAAAGCCTTTCACTCTATCTAGGCGATTAAACTAGATGATCAAAATGTACCACCGTCAACAAGTGCTTCCAACTGTACACAAGACAGTACACCAGATGCAGCATTATAAGTTACTCCTGCGGCGGTATCAATAAGCAGATCTGTGGAAGCACAAGCACCCGCCACGAATGTAAGGAAGTATGTTCCTGAATTCGTGTCGGTGGTTTTAACTCTGTCGGCTGTGATTCCTGTGAGGGAAGTAGTGTTAACCCATACAGGTGCACCACTGCTGTTTGCTTGGAGAATCTGACCAACTGTTCCCGCAGCGGTAATCGTTAGTCCTGTTCCGTCTTTGTACACCACGCCACCAGAGGCACCCACCGCAGCAAGATTCTTGTTTGTTCCACCGTAGGTAAGACCAATTGAGTTTGCTGCCCATGTGCCACCAGTAATTATTCCTGCCGAAGCACTCAACCCGTGAACCATGCCTAAAGCAAGGGCTGTGGTGTTGTCTATCTTATAGCCGTAACCAGCGACATTAGTAATAACATTAAAGTTGTCGTTGCTTGTCCACGCGGCGGCACTGTTGCTCCAAGTGAGTGTTCTAGGAGATGTTCCATTGAGAGACAGTCCACCGCCGTCTGCAAGAGCATCATTGCCCAGAGTTCTACCAAGAGTAATGGTCGGATCGTCAATTTCAAGAGTGGTTTTGTTAACCGTGGTCAGTGTTCCTGCAACAAAGAAGTTGCCGTTCACCGTGAGAGTTGCACCAATGGTGGCATCGCCGTTTGTTTTGAGTACGGTGCCAGCAGACCCAACAACCACATCTCCACTAGAGGTCAATCCCAAAGCAAATCTGGCAGCAGAAGCAAAATCAACAGGGGAAGAGAATGTTGCTCCACCTGCAAACTTAGAAACAGTAGTAACATCAAGAGTGCTTGTGGTTAATCCTGCCGCAAACCGAGCAATACCTGAGTAGTCTGTGATTCCAAAAGTAGCACCCGATGTGACTGTTAGAACATCGGCAGCGTTGTCTCCTACGGTTACATTACCGTTAAACTTGGCAAGACCAGTTACATCTACAGTAGATGCGGTAATTCCGCCACTAGCAGTAAGAATACCTGTTGTTGTAACTGTAGATGCAAATCTAGCGGCACCGCTGTGGTCAGTGATCCCAAAAGTAGCACCCGATGTGACTGTTAGAACATCTGCTGCGTTGTCGCCTATTGTTACATTACTGTTAAACTTGGCAAGGTTGGTAACATCAAGCGTTGATGATGTAATTCCTGCCGCAAACCGAGCAACACCAGCATGATCTGATGTGCTTTCAAATGTTACGCCACCAACAACATCAAGAACACCTGCAACATCAACTCTTGCACCAAAAGTAGAACCCGTGGATGCGTAAATGAATGAGGTAGTGATACCTGCATTTGCTGTAATACCTGCATTTGCTATAAACCGACCATTTACAGTTATAATATCTGTAACTTCATCGCCGAGAGTAACATTGCTGTTGAATTTAGCAACACTAGTCACATCAAGAGTTGCTGCTAGTGTGACACCACCGTTTACTTGCAGAGTTCCAGCAAATGTGGATCCTGTCGAAGCGTAGATGGATGATGTGGTGATACCTGCATTAAAGGTATTTAATTGAGTAAAGGTGTTTGCACCAAGTGAAGCACCAGTAACAGCACCCGTATTGCCGTTGAACGACAACACACCATCATTGATAAATGTAACTGTTCCTGTTCCACCTACTGGAGAAAGACGAATTCCTGCACCAGCGACTGCTAGTGTTACACCAGAATCAGTGGAAGCAGTGGAAGCAGAACCTGCTGAAAACAGTTCAAGATCATCGTCTGCGGTTCCGCCGCGATACCAATACAGATACGCATAGGTCGCTCCTTCAGAAGCAGACCAACCGTGAATTATTACAGACTGACCAACATAACGAAGAATAGGAGCAATACTATCGTTTGCAAGGCAAATTCCTGCTCCTGTTGAGCCAGCAGCAGGTCCATATGATGTACTATTATGTCCGTATGGACCGATATATGCGTCAACAGGACCTTTGTTGGTCGGTTGAATTCCTCGTGAGAACGGTAATCCTGGATATGGTACAGTAGGCATCGGTGTTCTCTATTATGTGGTATTGATCAGTCTTCCAGTGTAGTTGACTTGGAAGTCCTGTGATCCGCCATACGGTGTATCTGCCGTGTATGTGTAAATATTATAATTAATGTCAGTTCCTGAAAAGTCGTCTGCAACAGTAATTGCTGTAGATAAAACAAATTTATCCAACGCTTCCACGGAATTTCCAAACAGAGTTTCTGGAGTTGTAAGATTTTTTACACCCTGAGTTCCCGCTCCTGCAAATGCAGGACCGTTTAGAGTCAATCCCGCAGGAAGAGCAATAACGAATTTTCTGTATTCTGTTCCTGTTGGGAAAGTAAATGTTGCTGTTGTTTTATGAGATGTATCGTTATAAGCAAGTTTTGCTGAACTTGGAAGTTGTCGTACTTGTGCTGCGGTGGTCGGGATATCCGAAGTTGCACCGTAAAACAGTTTCTTGTAGAACGAAACTGTTGAAGGCGAAGTAGACTGTGCACCGAGTGTACTGTATGTGTCTTTTACATACACTCGGAATGCAATAGAGTCTATCGGTGAAATCGTTGGCTTGACTGATAGACTAACGGCGGTTGAACCAGCGGGTGCAGCCAGTGTGGTGTATGTGGCATCGTTGAGTGTGTTGTTTAGTTGATTATACCAGTTTCCATTAATTTGATATTGAACAAGATATGCGGTTATGTTGATCCACCTAGTGTCGTTGGAACTGGTTATATTTCCCGACAGAGTTGTACCAGTGTTTCCGCGTTCTCGGTTTGTTCCGCTATCTGATCCTGCAATATGTGGGGTTGGTGTAAGAGTGTTTGTTGGAATGACATAAGCAGTGGGAGTTACCACGACCTCCGAATACGACAATCCCGCTCCACCACTATCGTGGACGCTGTACCGATATGTTATTGCTGATGTATCGTATTGATCCTGCGCGAAAGAGTGTAAGTACGAGTTTAGCGTGTATCCGCCGTCTGCTTGTGTCCAGAAAGGCGATGTGGTGTCCCAAAAAGATCCAGATATTGTGCTGAATCCTCCACCACGCTTAAACTCTAGCGTTGCACCGTAAGCAGTAGCACCAGGAGTATTAATTTGGTATCCCCATGTTATACCATTTCGTATCGCAGTTGCACCAAACGGAATGGCAGCGTATGTGATTGTTGGGTCGCCATGTCCTGGACGAGCACGAACCGTTACACCAGGAACTATAGACTCAACAAGTGCGTCAAGAATAACTTGAATGGGAGTTCTTCCTGACGCTGGCAAAACTTGACCATTGGTATATTTTCCAAAACTCTTTGATCCCGAAAGGTTTAGAGTAACATCTGATGAGAATGTGCCACCACCAAATCCAACCACAAAATCACGAACAGCCTGAAGAGTTGGAATAGTTGTTTGGGCAGTTTCATTCTGCCAACTTGTGGGAGAATTGAGAATCTCTGCGCCGACCCATGCGGTTCCACCTGAACTGGTTGCAATATACAAACGATTTGCGGTGGCTCCAGTGCCTTGCACAAACGCCAACTCGCCAAAGGTAAGCCCTGATGGTAAATTGCTTCCTGTTGATCGTTTTATACGGATAATTGCCATTTTAGAATTCTCCTCCGTCTAGGTCTACATCAGTTACTGGCTCAACTATACCGTTTCCAGTAAATCCACTGAATCCTGATTTGCTGACAATGACCCCATCTACGAGGAGTCGTCCTGCTATATTTAGATCACCCGAAACATTCAAACTATTTGATAAGGTTACTCCTGAAGAGTTTCCCGAAAATGTGGCTCCATTAGCAAAATTTAAATAATTTGTGCTGATTCCACTGCCTATCACCACATCATTAGGCAATCCAATAATGTATTGAGTTGCTCCAGCAGTTACTTCCACTTCAAATGAGGTACCCACGACAGCAGCACCGCTATCAATACTGAAATATACCTCCCATGCAGCACCGTTCCACTTCCATGTTTTTCCGCCAAAGGAGTAGGTATTGTTTACGCTTGGTGATGGGGGGAAATCTAGTGGCATGGAATTATATTATTCTCCATCCACTGTTGTATATAAAATGAATTGCTCTATTGTTGGTATCAATAGTAACACCAGCCTGATTATCTATGAGAGCGGAATCTGCACCAACCACCGTGATGGGGTAGGTGTTTGACTGCCCTGATTCATCTTTAATTATTACCTCTCGCCCGTATGCTGGTCCTTCAGGCAGGGTAATAGTTGATGGTACTCCAGAACTAACCCCAATATAATAGTCTAGGTTGCTTGCTTCATAAGTTGCGGCACTAATAGTCACAACGGTGTGAACAACACTTGATATTACATTTGGAATTGCTGGCTGCACCCACTGCTGAGTATTTCCGTCATTGATATAGATGTACTCTTGCCCGTTGTCGGAGTCCATCCAACGAGAACCAATAGTAACTCCATCAATCGCAGCAGGTGGATTTTCTCGATAGTAGAAGTTTGTTCCTGCTGCGGCGGTTCCACCACCTGTGCCTGTAATGTTAACAGTAACCTTGCCGCCAACCTTGGAAGCCGTGACTCCTGCACCAACAAAATCTAGTGTGCGAACATCAGGAGTAATCTTGGAGCCGTTGATATACACAGCCACCTTGCCGCCACCACCTGTGGACGCAAGCCAACCCATGTCTTGTGGAGACACCTTGCCGCCGCCAAGAATCTTCTTTAGAATCTTGTCTAGGCGTGCTTCATCAATTGAAATGGTTTTTTCGGCTGCGTCATAAACAAGTGGAAACTTAGCAGAAATAATACCTGAATCGCCAGTGCTGCCTTTATCTCCCTTTGATCCTTTGGCTCCCTTGGCTCCCGCCTTGCCGTCCGCACCATCAGCACCGCGTTTACCTGCTACTCCTGTTTCACCTCGCGCACCACTAACACCGCGAAGTCCTTGCTCACCGCGATCTCCCTTGTCGCCCTTGTCTCCCTTTTTACCTGCAACTCCCGTGTCACCCTTCTTGCCCTGAACTCCTTGCAGACCCTGATCTCCACGAGTACCTTTGTCGCCCTTATCACCCTTGTTGCCTTGAACTCCTTGCGCTCCATCCGCACCACTACTACCCGTATCGCCTTTGTCTCCCTTTTCACCCTGAACGCCAGCAACTCCCTGCTCACCTTGCTGTCCCCGTTCACCAGTGATTCCTGCTTGTCCTTGTTCTCCCTGATCTCCCTTTTCACCCTTATCGCCTTTTGCTCCCTGAACACCTGTGTATCCACGAGTACCGCGTTCGCCCCGTTCACCTTGTGCGGGAGTAACAGCAGAAATCTCAGTGAGTAGATCAGCCAATCCTGAACGGAATGCAGAAAACTCTGTCTCTGAAACATTTCGGACAGGAGGCGAAACCACTTTAATTTCTTCTAGTAATGGTACAGCAGTGGGTTCTACCAACTGAAAGATAGAATCAATCTGCTTGTCTCCCGCTTCAATTTTAAGAGGGCGACCACTTGGATCAGCGAAATAGTTTTCGCCAACACCACCAAGCCTGAGAATGCTAGGATTAAAGCAGTCCTGCTCTTCTGAAAGAATAAACTCGTCACCCACAGAGTACGCGGAACCACGGATCTCCCGTACTAAACGAAATACAGAACCCGATGAATACTTACCACTGGAAATGGCAGCAGTTCGGCGCGGCTCTGTGGGTGAGTTTGAACTAGGT